ATTGGTAGACGATGCGGACTTAAAATCCGCTGGCCTGTGGTCGTGAGGGTTCGATCCCCTTCTCCCGTACCAGCCGCCTTGGGTAAGCGGTGTGATGTTCTCCCTTTCTTTGCTATAACAAACTTTGTTGCTGGAGTTACAATATGACTTGACAAGGCACATTGAAAAGTAATTGTTTTAGACAGCAATACCACAATAGAGGATAGAATGGGCAGCTATCACCATGCCAGATTGTGCGTACTGGCGAAAAGGAGATGCCGAAGTGTCGCTCGGCCTATTGTGGATTTATCTGGATGTAGCTTAATGGTAGAGCGCATGATTTGGGATCATGTAGGTTTCAGTTCGAGTCTGAATATCCAGACCAGAGTATTCTTGTTTACACATTTCCTCCAAAATGTAATATGATCTGTGTTAGATAAGGGTCACGGTTGCAGCCGCTCCAGTGCAATTCTGGTGAATCTAACGTAAAGGCCAAGGATCAATAGTCCTTGGTCTTTTTATATTTGTGATTAGGAGGGATATATGAATAGTAAACGAATTGGGAATATTGGAGAAGCAAAAGTTCTTGCTAAATTTGTTGAAATGGGTATCCCTATTTATATTCCATTTGGTGATGATGAAAAAGCTGACTTAGTTGCTGAATTTAATGGAAAGCTGAACAAAATTCAGGTGAAAACATCTATTAAATCTAAGAATGGATGTTCAATATTTGATTTAACATCATCAACCGCACATAGGACTAACGGAGGAAGAAGAAAATATTCAAATTCTGAAATTGATTATTTTGCTTTGTATAGTCTTGATAGAGATAAAATTTATTTGATGAAGGCTCCTGATAATCCTATGACGGCAATTACTATTCGGTTTGAAGATACAAAGAGCGGAAAGAAAATTGGAGTGAATTATGAATCTGATTTTCTGATCGAAAATATTTTAAATATATAAATTGAGTGAGGTGGCAGTATGGCGAGAAAAACAGGCAGTTCTAATACTGCCAGAAAACCAGTTGTTAAAAAGGTGTGTTCTGCTTGTGGAAAAGAAAAGCCGATTACACGTGATTTCTTTGTAAGTTATAATCCATTACATAAAGATGGAAGAATCCCTATGTGTAAAGATTGTATTAAGAATGCCTGTTATAATGATGATGACGAATTTGATATTGAAAATTTCAAATCGTTATTGCGTCAATTAGATAAACCTTTTATTCAAGCATTGTGGGATAAATCTGAAGAAGAAGTAAAGAAAAATGTTGGTTCTGATGATGTATCTAATGATGGCATTATTGGAAAGTATTTGAAAAACATTTCTTTGCAGCAACATAGAAACAAAACTTGGAAAGATAGTAATTTTAGTGGCGGTTCAGAATCCGCTATTGAAAGTTCACGGCGAAAGTCAATGAACGCCGAAAAAGTTTATTATTTATCTGATGAAGATTTTGTTGTTACAGAAGATGTAATTCGGTTGTTTGGTGAAGGATATACAGCAAAAGAATATGAAACCATGAAACGGATTTATGAGGACAGTAAACAAGACTATCCTAATATTTCTACCAGCCAAAAGAATCTTTTATTGCGGTACGTTCGGTTTGCTTCCAAAGAAGAAATTGCAACAAGTTCTGGTGGAATTGCTGATGCTGAAAAATGGTCAAAGCTGGCTTCTGAAGCATTAAAGCAGTTAAACGCTATTGATGTTCAAGGTGGAGTCACGTGTTTTTCAGAGTTCTTTCAGAAATTTGAACGAGAGCAGGATATAACAAGAATCCTTCCGCAATTCAAATACAGGCCAAATGATGCTCCAGATTTCATTATTTGGTGCTATGTGAATTATTGTCGCCGCTTGGAGGGTAAGCCAGAGGTTGATTATGCTGATGTATATAAGTTCTATGATGATAAGGTTGCCGAATATCTCAAACAGTATGGTGATCCTTATGGAATTTTTAAAGATGATACAACGTTAGTCAATAGGGAAAAGATTTCAGAGTTCATTAAGTTACCTCCTGATTATTATGGGGATGGTGAGTAAATGACTACTGAAGAACTTAAAAAGGCTGAATATTTTGCAAGTTGGTGGATTTGGTATCCTGATTTAGCACTTGATTTAATGGCCCCACAGGAGGGAGCAATTAAGTTACATACAGATCAGCGTGTTTTCATGAGAGCAGGAACACGATTCTTTAGTGAACATGGTTGCTTCAATCGAGGATACGGAAAGACGTTTCTTGAATTTGCAAATATGGTTATTGTCTGTATTAGGTATCCAAATATTGAACTTGCGTTGACGGCACAAACAAAAGAGAATGCCGCAGCACTGTTAAAAGACAAATATAATGAATTGGTGCGGTACTATCCAATGTTAGCCAAAGAAATTGTTAAAACAAGTTTTATTAAGGGTGATGCTTTAATTGTTTTTAAGAATGGAGCCAGAATTGACGCATTAGCCAATGCACAAACCAGTAAAGGCCAACGTAGGAAAAGAATTAGCATCGAGGAATCAAACTTGATGGATAATGTAATCTTTGAAGATGCACTTGAGCCTGTTGTGGAAGTTGGTCGTACTACGTGTGGTAAAATGGCGGTTGTAAATCCTGAAGAACTTAATCAGCAAATCAATTTCTATACTACTCCGGGCTTTAGAGGTTCCGATGAGTATAATCGGAATTTGTCGATGTTCCATGATATGCGTGATTTGAATGGTAAGATTGTATTAGGTTCAAATTGGATGCTTGGTTGTTGGTATGGGCGTGGATCGAGTAAAAGTACAATTCTTAAAAAGAAAAAAGATATGTCGCCTATTGCTTTTGACATGAACTATGGTGGTAATTGGGTTGGTAGTTCAACAGGTGCACTTGTAAATATTAATCGTCTTATGAATTGTCGTACCTTAACTGCTCCAGAAATAAGTGCATCAAGTGATGAAGATGAATACTATTTAGGTGTTGACGTTGCACGTTCGCAAAATAAAAGTAATAACCAATCTTCTATTGCTGTAGGTAAAGTAATTCGTGGTGCTGATGGAAAGATCGTAGAAATTCAGTTGGTGAATTTAATTCATGTTCCCAATACATTTAGCTTTACAACACAAGCAATTATGGTAAAACGAGTAAGAAAGCGGTATCATGCTCGAAAGATTGTGGTGGATGGAAATGGTCTTGGTAGTGGATTGATAGATGAATTGTTAAAATCACAAAATGATCCTCTTACTGGTGAGACTTATCCAGCTTGGGACACAATGAATACTACTGCGGAGCCTGAAACTCCAAAAGCCGAACAGTGTTTATATGACCTTAAAGCACAATCTTGTCAGACACAGATTCTTTCTAATTTTATTAACGTTATTGATTCTGGAATATTGCGTTTTCTTGAAAGTAGGAATGGCGGAGATGATTATGGAATTCGTACTAATGAAGATTTAAATTCCAAAGTTATGCCATATGTTCAAGAAGAATTGTTCTTTCAAGAAGTTGGTAATCTTAAATTAACTCAAAATGGTAAGAATCTATCTGTTGAAAAAGTGGTTAATAAATTTGATAAAGACCGATTTTCGGCAACTGCATATTTACTATACTTTATTATTAAAGTTGTAGATGCAGATAATCGCAAAAGTGATGTTGATATAAAATCTTTTGCGAAAAGATTACAAGCGTTGAATCGTAGACCTAAAATGTATTAAGAAAGGACGGTGATTTGGTGTCAAAGACAAAAGTGATTTATTCTAAAGTAGATTATGAGCGTGATTCAAAATCTTTTGATGATTCTGTCAGTGGCAAAAGCCGTTTAGACTTAGGTGCATTTAGAAGGCTTATGGTTCACGATCTATGTACAAATACAGAAATATTGCGGTCATATAAGGTTGGCGGTTATCCTCTTGAACGGATTCAAGACGCATTAAACAATCCAGCCGCCCATTCAAATATGATTATTGAGGTTAGCAGATATTTGATGAATATTTCGCAATTCTATATGCGCCTTAATAATTATTTTTCAAAAATGGGACTTTTCAATTACAACATTGATATATATGATGTAAAAACTGGCGAGATGGATTCTGATGAAAAGATCGCAAAAATGCGTGATGCTTTTGCAAATGTTTGTTCTGAATTTGAGAAAATGGGATTCAAACACGAAATGTCGAAGATTATGAGCATTTTAACAGTCGAAGATGTTTATTATGGTTTGATTTTTGAAGATGGATATGACTTTTTTATTCACAAAATGAATCCATCTATATGTCGAATTAAGCAAATTCAGGATGGCGTGTATAATTTCAAAATCAGATTAAGTGGTGTCAATCCTCTTGAAATTACATCATATCCTACTTATGTTCAGCAAGCATATATTGAGTATCGAAATGGCGATGATTATTTTGATGGATGGTATGTGCCGCCAGCAGATAAACAGGTTTGTTTTAAGCTGAATGAATCATGCTTATATCCTATGCCGTTATTGTTGGCATTGGTAAAGGATATTCTTGATTTAGATGTATATAAGAAATTGAAAATGCAAAAGGCCAGAGTAGACAATTATAAGGCTATTGTGATTGAAATTCCTATTGATGAGGATGCGGTTGATAAACCGTTGTTGACTGATGAAACACTTGCTGTATTTGCTGAGATGAATAAAGCTAATATGCCTGATGATATTGGTTTGATTCATGCTCCGGGCAAAGCAACGGCGGTCAGTTTCAAAGATAATACAAACAATGCAAACAATCTGAGTGATGCAATCAAAAATATATATGACAATGCTGGCGTGTCCAGCGAATTGTTTAATAGCGGATCATCTGGAACAGCTTTTAAGCTGGCCTTAGAGAATGATGCCGCTTTTATTTATGCCTTTTATAGACAGTGTGAACGCTATTTTACACGGTTTATTAAATTGCGTAGATATAACAAACCGACATATAAGTTCGCTTTGCGTATTCAAGATTCAACAGTATTTAATCGTCTTGAAGTAGCGGATGCGTTTTTGAAAGCAGCACAAAATGGAGAACCATTTAAGATTGATTATGGTGTTGCATTAGGCAAATCGCCCAGCAGACAGCTTGGTAGCTTATTCTTAGAAAATCATGTTTTGAAATTGCATGAAGAATATATTCCTTTAGCAACTTCTTATACGTCTACTGGCGAGGATGTTTCAGGTGGTGGTCGCCCCACAAATGAAAGCAAAGGTTTGGATTTAACTGAAGAAGGTGAAACCACAAAGGATACCGATGCTAATTTGAATCGTTAATACCACCTTCGGGTGTTATTAAAATTTTGCAGAAAGGCGGTGATGAGGAAAGTGAGTCATGAACGAAAAAATTTGCCAGTTTCTTTTACTATTAATAGCTGTACGGAAACAGAAGATTCGAGATTTCTTGCCATAACGATTGACGTTTTACATACAGGTTTGAATTTTAACGGCAGTATTTTTGACAAAGAAGTTGTTGATGCAAATGCCGAAAGTATCAAGAATACTCCAGTATTGGGGTATATCGCTCTGAATCCAGACGGAGAATTAGACTTCCAAGGCCATGAATACAAAACTGTTAAAGACGGAAATGGCAAAGATTATGTGTATGCTGGTTCTGCTTATGGTGTAATTCCAGAGTCATGTAACTATCGTTGGATTGAAAAAGTTTGTTCCGATGGAATTTGTCGGGAGTTCTTTCAGGTTGATGCCCTTTTGTGGACTAAATTTGATGACGCAGTTACTATTTTTGAACGTGACGGCGGTAAACCGCAAAGCATGGAATTAGAACTTTCTTCAATCACTGGCGAAGAAAATGACGATGGCACTTTTACCTTCACAGGATTCAATTTTGAAGGTTGTTGCCTTTTGTCATCGACAGATGAGCGTATTCAACCAGCAATGATTGATAGTGAAGCTGTTGCTAAATTTACTGTTCAGTCCATTGCTCAAGAAATTAAAGATAAATTGCATGAGTACACTGTTTCTGTTGAAAAATCAAGTATTAAGGAGGATAGTGATATGCCAAAGGTTCCTGAGACAAATTTTACCTTGAACTTGATGGAGCAGATTGATGAAATTCGTGCTGTGCTGGGCGAAAAGAAGTATCGTGACAGTTGGGGCTACGAGTGTTCTCAGTATTGTTTTGTTGATGTTCAGGGTGACGAAGTCATTGTAATGGATCGTGCTGACCATTATCGTATTTATGGTATGAAGATGAACATGAATGGTGATAAGATCAGCGTTGATTTCGCAACCGCAAGTCGAAAGAAAACTACATATTCTGATTTCGAGGACGGTGCGGAAGATTCTGCGCCGTTTGTTTTTGAACAGGCGGTTTCTGATGTTGCTACATATATGAGTGGTCAGGTTGATGCAGCTAATGAGGAAAAGGCTACAGCAGAGGCCAACTATACAGCCGTTAAGGATGAGTTGGATGAAATGAAGCCAAAGTATGATGCTTATGTGGTTGCCGAACAGCAACGTGAAGCGGCTGCTATTGAAGCGGCAAAGGATGCAGAGTTCAGGAAGTTCGATCAGCATTTGGCTGATTGTGCTGATTATACCACACTGAAGAAGAATCGTGATAAGTATACGCTGGAGGATATTCAGGGTCAGTGTGCGATTCTTTTTACGCAGAAAAATTTGAATGCAAACTTTGGTCGTAAGCCAAAGGATACTGCTGCGCCAGTGGTCGCAGATGTGTTCCAGCAGACTCCAGCAGCGGAGGTTAATTCTCGCTATGGTGTGCTGCCAACTAAGAAAGATTAATTGAAAGAGAGGGATTAAGACTATGGATAAGAATTATACTGTCGTTGAGACTTCTAAGATTGCCGCTGTTCGTGCTGGTCATCTGTATAGTCTGATTACTGATGTTGATGTGGAGAACGGGCACATTGGTTATGTTGGCGATCTGGCCGCTGATGTTGAGGGTCTGGAAACTCACGAGTTTTTGGCTCCTACTGCTGATTTGATTGGTAAGGATCGTGTTGTACTGGTTGCTAATCCTGAGTGGGATTATGATGAGACACGGCGTACTAATCAGGCTCTTTACAACTACATTAATGAGGCTGATCGTCCTTTCCGGGGTTATGATCTGATTGCTCATGATGTGTATGCGGTGAGCAAGGAAGGCATTAATTTGGGTTCTGCTGATGCCCCGGAGGTTGGCAAGTACGTAATTGCCGAGGCTGGTAAGACTACTGTGAAGATGGTTGAAAAGGCCGATACGACTGGTCAGGGTTTTATTGGTAAGATTATCGGTACTGCCAAGCGTGGCCTTGGTTGGAGAACCGAAGGTGGCAAGCAGTATGGTCGCCCTTACATTATCTACTTTATCGAGATTCTGCGTAACGATATTGTGGGCTAATTGAAAAGAAGAAAGAGAGGTATTGAATATGGCTTGTGATATGAGTAAGCTGGCTAATTTCTCTACTGAGAAGCAGCAGTTGATCGCACTTGGTATTGATACTTATACTGGTGATGTGGCAAATTATGTTGCCAAGGATGTTGATACAAGTGCTGGTAGCATGGATTCTGAAATGCGTGAGCGTTTTGAAAAGGATGTTCTGCATGGCGAGAAATACAATTATCGTACTTATCGTAAGTATAAGAATGACATTTTTGAGATTATTGAAACTGTTCTGGATCAGACTTTGCCTGAAGGTTGGAACGAGAATGAGTTCTTCAATCGCTTTGTTGAAACTATTCGTGTTGATTTGGGTGATAAGAATGAGTTCTATGCCGAGGATAATGGCAACTTCATTGTTTCCAAGTTTAGCGGCAACCATTGGGATACTATTCGTGAGCGCATGGATATGGGCAAGTCCTTCTCCGTGGAAACTTCTTGGTGGGAAGTTCATTTCTACAATGAGTTTGAGCGGTTTATGAAGAATATTGATTCTTGGACTAAGCTGATGGATAAGGCTCGTAAGTCTTTCCTGCAAGCGTTCCAGAATGCCGTGTATGCTGCGTTTGCTGATATGAGTGATATGGCTCCAGAGGGCTTTGTTGGTCATGGTGCGCTGTCTACCGATACCGAGCGTGACAATCTGCTTGAACTGATTGAGAAGGTTGAAACCGCTAATGGTGTGAAGCCTGTTCTTGTTGGTACTGGTGCTGCTTTGCGCAAGCTACAAAAGAATATTGATGAGAATTGGATTCCTGAGTCTGCCAAGGAAGAGCGTAAGCGCAACGGCGTGATTTCCAGTTGGGAGGGTTATGATCTGATGCCCATTCCACAGGTGTTCAAGCAGGGCACTTTTGATTTTGCCCTGTCTACGACCAAGATTCTGATTGTGGCTACTAATGCGAAGCCTATCAAGTTTGTGTTTGAGGGCGATTCCCGTCTGAAGGAGACAACTGATAATCGTGAGAATATGGATATGACTCTTGAAGGCCAGATTCAGGTTAAGGCTGGTTTGGCTGCTGTTACCAGCGACTTTATTGGGCATTGGGATTTGGCCTAATTAAATCCTAAATACATATTGGGAGGCGTTAAAATTGGCACAGGAAAATAAGAATTTGAATCCTGATAATGGGGCGGCAGAACAGGTCGCCCCTGCCACTTCCAACGTTTTAAATGATGATACGAGGATTGTAGTAGAAGCACGTGTTCCTGCTGTATATTATACTTGTCCAGTTACATTTGAAACTTTTTCTTGGTTGGAAGTCGGTGATACACAGGAAATGACTTTTAAGCAGCTTCGTATTATGAATACAAAGCATCCACGTTATTTCACTGAAAAGTGGCTTCTGCCTAATGATGAAACTGTTATGAAGAAGTTACACTTGGATAAGATTTATGCGACAAAGGTAAGCCGTTCTGATATGAAGCGGTTCTGCGGAGATAACATTAAAGATGTTGATGAATTGCTTTCTGGACTGGATTCCAATGCTAAGACAGAATTGACACCTAAGATTGTCAAATATGTTAAAGACGGTAAGATCGCTAATGTAAAAATGATTCGGCTGCTTGAGAAGAAGTTGGGCATTGAATTGATGGATTTAGTGTAAGGAGGTGATTCCTTATGGGTACGCCTTACACCGAACTTTATGAAAGTGTTTTATCTAAAATAAAAGATTATGACTTTTTGAATCTGGAAGAATCTGAAATTTATGAGGTTCTTTCAGATTATTTACGTCCTGCGGTTGCGGCCTTTAGAGGTTGCAGACAAGATTTATCACAAAGGAACAAGGTCAAGTTTAAGTGCAAGTTGACAGATACAGAAATTGAAATTTTATCGAATTATATGGTAATCAATTATCTGGATAGCAATTATATTCGTGTTCCACTTATGCTCAAGCAAACACTTTCAAGTAAAGATTTCAATGCGTTTTCACCAGCAAACCATTTAGGTAAAGTAATGGAAGTACGTGAGAAATATAGAAAAGACAATGAGACTTTATTATCACGGTATCGCTGGATTAAACGAGAAGATTAGGAGGTGATTGTTTGTGGGAGGTTATCAAAATTTTCTTCGTAGAATGAATGCTGGAGGAAATACAATGCGAAATGAGCAGATTGAAAATGCTTTGCATTTAGTTCGACAAACTTTTGCAGATGATCCTTCCTATATTCCTGATGGTGTAACCGTATGGAATTCAGAACGAATTATTCATCCCCGTATCTATACGCAGCGGTATCGTTCTACTTCGCCAGCACAGGCAAATATTCAGACATTAATTCATGAGCCTATTTATATGGGTGATGTGATTCCTTGGCCTAAACATGGATACTGGTTGTGTGTGAATGCCAATAACTTACATGGCATTCAATGGGAAGGAACTTTGTCGTTCTGCAATTATAAGGTAAAATTCTTTTCGCCATTGACTAAAGAAATTGTGGAGTATCCGATTAGTGTTATCAACTCAACGCAGTACGGTAGCGGTGAAACAGATAGATATGATGAGAAATTACATATGACTATCGGCACATCGCAAATGATTGTGTATATCACATTTGATGAGCATACTCGCTTAATTGATGGTGGTTTTCGCTTCTTGTTGGATAGGAATATAGAAAGACCAACAGCGTTTGAAGTGAAGCAAGCAGATACAATTAGCTATTCGGATGCTGGAGAAAGAGGGTATATCCATTTGACTGTTGCAGAGGATCAGTATGATCCAAAGCGTGATAACAAAGAATTGATGATTGCTGATTATACTTTTGATCCTGTGGGAACAGGTGCAGAACTGAAAGAAAAACCTGATATGTGGATATGAGGTGATTGAATGGCTTTATTACATGAATTGAAAGAGTTTCGCAGTAAGATTAACCAAAAACTTTGCAGCGATCAGAAAATTGTTGATTTGATTAATGATAAGCCAAATTCACCAATTCCAGATCGAGATTTGATGTATAAACGAATTTACCCGTATGCCTATACGCCAGAGGCCGTAAAGGATACGGGTACTTTTATTTGTCATCGTATTTATGTGCCTGATGTAATGAATAAGACGTTTAAGAAAATGTCGATTGTCTTTTATGTGTTTGTTCATCAAGATAATATTCGTACAAGTGATGGGTTGCGATATGATTTAATTGCAGAGCGAATTGAAGAAATGTTTAACGGAACAATGGAGTTTGGTGTTGGTAGGATGCGATTGGTCGAAATAAATGATATTAGTCCTGCTCCTAAATTTCATGGAATTTCGTTAGAATACTCTGTTTCTGAATTCAATCGTCCTACTATCAATGGCGATCCGAGGGCTGGTGCTGAAACATGATCCAGAAACCAAATTTACTTAAAGTTAGAAATTACAAGGTAAATGATAAAATTTCGGTTCATGTTCCAACCGTAGATGAGATTTTTGATTTTGGCGATCAGAAGTATTATAGCATTGTTCAAACTCTTGTAGCCACGCCATTTGATTT